TGTTTAAATCCGGATGGTAAATTAGATAATGTTCCAGCATCTAATAATTGTCTTAATGCTGATGTAGCAGTTCTAGATAATCCACCAATCATATGGATTAATCCAAAGCCATAGAATCCTAAACCTGGTAAAAATTTAAAATGAACAAAATATTGGATCTTCTGTTTTCTAGGATCTCCAATATTATAGTTTCTACGAATAGATAAAATTTCACGAGAGCCTTCTTCTATCGTCACTATGTAAGGAAGTTTAATTCCAGTTATTTCCCCGTTGGGATCACGATCTTCAAAGCCCTCGATATCTAAATTTACATGACATTCTATTAAAGTAAAGATGTCATTATTTTTTTCTTTTCTAATTCCTTCTAATTCTCTCTCTTTGGCTTTTAATTGATTATCTACATTATCCATTGCAGGAGATAATTCTATATCTCTATAGAAACCATTGACTTGTTGTTTTCTTAAATCGTTTTCAGTTGTTTTAATGACATGCATTATAGCATCCGCATCATCTAATGATGTTGCAGAATAAGGAACTATTAAATCATCTGCAGGTATAAATTTTGAAACTGCTCTTTCAAGTAAAGAATCATAATAAACTTTTTTAAATGTAGATCCTGATAATGGTAAATAAAATAACATCTGATCAAATTCAGGTTCATATTCTTTCATCTGATCCATGATTTGATAATTCATAAAATCTTTAACTCTATTTGCTTGATCTTCTTTTTGTCTATCGTTTAATCCAACAACTTGAGTTCGCACCGGTCCATCTGCTGGTAATAATTCTTTGTAAGCTAAAGCTTGAAATTGTGTAACTGCTTCTGCAAGTACAGGATGAGTTGCACCACTCGCTCCTCTAAAAGGTTCTGTTCTTCTTTCATATTTAAATCCAAGTAGATCTAAACCATCGGTATAAGCAGTTTCCCAATCTTGACGTGAAGATCTATACTCTTCATAATTTTGAAAAAGTTCTGAACCTAATGGCATTAAAACTTCTTCTGGTAATAGTTCTGCTAAATTTGCAAAATGATCTGGAGTTTGTTCTTGATTAAAAGCTGCTGGTTCAAAATTAATTTCAACACCACCATCTTCCATAGGTGTAATTTCTGTATCTCCTTGAGAAGGAATCTGTTCTTGAGTTTCGATAGTTTGTTCTATTGAAGCTTCTGGCCCCTCAATCTCAATAGTTTTTCTAACTTCGTTTGGAAGTGATTTGTCTATAGTTGCCATTTAATTTTCCTGAATTTGTTAATATAACCTTTTTATTTGGAACATTCAACCCTTGTGGGTTAGGTCCTCTTAGTGGTGGTATTGTTCTTGTTAATTTTTTCATCAATAATAACTTCTCTCTGTTCTTGGAAGTTCCTCATCTCTATAGTCTTCTGGGTGAGAAATCAAGCCACCTTGTCTAAATCTCATAACAGCTTGTGTCATAGAATCTACTAAATCGTCATGATCTCCATATGGAAATGATGCACATTCCTCAATAACCTCTTGTGCAAACTGTTTAGATTTAGGTGCCCATATCATTCCAGATTCAAATAGAGGTGCAACAGCATTCACTCGTGCATGTTTATCATTACCTTTACTTGGTGAAAAATTAACAACGGGTATACCCATGCTTCTAAGTTCATAAGTTAATGGAAGTCCTGATGCTTTTGCTTCAACAAGAACTGTTTCAGGTTGCCAATACATATATTGTTCGTGGGCCAGGCGCCTTAATTCTGGAAACTCTAAACGCTCTTTCCTCGCATCTAGTAAAATTAATTGTGGACCAGAGTCCTCATTTAAATGAAACACGCCCCAGGTTGTGATTGCAGAATAATCCGCAGTTTCTTTTTTCATGAATGCCGTATCATAAGATTGAATAACATGTTCAAGAGGTGGAATATATTCTTCTTCCCAATCTCTCCACCACTCACGTTTAATGATTGCTCCTTCTTCTGCAGTTGGATCTTGCATATATTGAGCATTCCATTTTGCAATACCAGCAGATGCTTTAACCGCAAGTAAATCTTCTAACTTCCAATACTCTGGCCATACTGGTTTACCTGATGGAAGGATCGCAGGAAACTCTACCACTTCCCATTGATCTGCTTTTTCTTCTGCTGCTTGGGCCTTGATTAGTTGTGCTGTTAAATCTTTTGTACTCCATCTAGTCATAACTAAAACAATACGTCCACCTGGCTGCAAACGCTGACGGGGTCCTGAAGTATACCACTCATATGCTTTATCAAAAGCTGTGGCTGAATTTACATCTTGCTCTGAATGTGGATCATCAATGATGAGTAGATCAGCACCTCTACCGGTCACCGCACCCTGGACACCGACAGCAAAATATTCACCACCTTGATCCGTTTCCCAACGGCCCGCGGCTTTTGAATCTTCTTGTAATCTTGTATTAAATATTTCTCTATATTCATTTGAATCAATCAAGTTTTTAGTTTTACGACCGAAACGTACTGCGAGTTCTGCAGTGTGAGTTGCTTGAATAATTTTTAGTTTAGGATTATTTCCTATCATCCAAGCGGGTAAAAAATAAGAAGCGAATTCAGATTTTGTATGCCTAGGTGGCATATTAATAATCAATCTTTTTAATTCACCAGATTGTAATCTATTAAATTTATCTGCTACTTCTTTATGATGAAAGCCTTCAATAAAATCTGGCCAAATGTATTTTACAAAATCTAAAAAATTATTTTTTATATTATTTTTTCTAGCCTTTTCTATACGATACAAAACATTTAATTTTGTTTCCTTTCTTACTTTAGGATCAGCTATATTATTTAAATTTTTTATTTTTTCTATATCAAGCATAATGTTAATTATGGTACCTTAAAAAGTTTATACCCTACCCGGGTGTATAAATCCAGCACTAAAGGGTAATGTCTGGGACCCCTTTTTTTGTTTTACCCCCTCCCCCCCTCTTGCTTAAAAGGTATTTGCCAACCCCATGGGACCTCTTCCTTTTTTCTCCGGGTGGGACCCGCCCTCAAGTGTTTAGTGTAGTACAACTATAAAGTTAGTCAGCCACCACTACTAATAGCGTGTCATATATGCAACACACAAGTCAATGCATTATTTTGTATAAAGATTTATTTCATTTGATAATCTTATTTTAATTAACGAAAGGAGAAATAACATGGCACTTACATATGACTACACTAAGGTAGTTAAAATGGATAAGTTTACTGATGAAGAACACAACAATGCATCTCGATTCGCATGGGTATTAATGGGAGTTGATATGAATAATGTTTGTGAAAAAAATGTTGATGAAATTGTTTTCAGATTATTATTTGCAAAACAATGCAATCAAAACTTTTTAATCGGTGACGTGACAAAAGACTCCCTTAAAGAGTATGTTAAAAACTATATCGGATATGAAACAAATGTCGGATATAAAACTAGAAACTCATATATGAAAAAAATAATGAGAATAGTTGAAAGAAGAATAAACTAACAACAATCGGGGTGGCGAAAGCCACCCCACAACTGAAAGAAAAAATGAAACTAACAAAAACAAAAGAGTATATCCAAGAAATGAATGACGCACTTGTTGCTGTTATCAACTACCTGGACACACCATCATTCTTTAATAAAGAACAAATAAGATCTAAGGTTAATATAATCTTAAATCATAAAGATGCTTTAAAAGAAGAGGTGGAACTAGAAATAAAAAAAGTTGAAGGAGTTAAATAATATGGAACTAGATATTAATTTAACTGAAACTATTTCTTGTTCCCTGTTCCAAGAAACAGGGACATCAATACAGGAGTGCGAGTTCCAAGCAAACCAGATGACTGGCACTAACAACTCGCTTGATGATCTAGAAACAATATCAGAATAGTTTTAAGAATAGCGCCCGGAAATCTGGGCGCTATTTTTTTTCTTTTTTCCCGGGTGGGACCCGCCCACAAGTGTTTAGTGTTTTTTTTAAAACAACGCCCGGAACTCCGGGCGTTGTTATTCTTTAACGAAAAGAATTATTTAGGAATTTGTGTAAAGGACTTAGGCACACGCACCTCGATTTGTGCTTGACCAAACACCTGCTCTAAGTTCTTCCATACGTCCTCAATAGACAAGCCAGAGTATAAAATGTTCTTAGCGTCCTCTATTCCATTTTGTAAGTATTTAAAGAACTTACCTTTTTCAGAGTTCTTATATTTTTCTTCAAGTTCTTGTCGACAAGCTTTTTTAAGATTGTCTAGAACTTCATCTACAGTGTCAGCACGGCTTGAAATACTCCAGTCTCTAATGTCTGACCATTGATTAACCTTTTCAAGTAATGCTTGTTTTCTCTTAATAGCATTTTGATTAAGAGCAGTCTCTTTAGCGTCTTTACTTAACTTAAAGTCTTGATATTCCTTTTCAGCTTGTTCAGCGTCTTTAAGTAGTTTATCAAGTCTCAAAGTAGATACGAACTTATTGAAGTCCTTTTCTAATTGTTTTTGAACTTCTATTTCGCACTGTGAACGTATCGCACTTTGCTTTTCTTGGAACTTGTTATTTATAAGTCGATCTAAATATTCAAGTTCTTGTTTTCTGATTGGTCTCATTTGTTTTCCTTTCGTTGTTGTTGTCCGGGTATTATATCCTACACTATCCTATATTGTCAAGCTCTAAATTAATTATTTTTATTTTTTTTCTCCGGGTGGGACCCGCCCTCATGTGTTTGGTGTGATACAACTATAAAGTGATTGACTTATAGGATAAGATAGGATATAGTAAACGCATAACGAAAGGAGTAAAATGAACATAGACTATATAAATGATGGTCAACATCACTACATAGCAGTAAATAAGGATGAAGAAAAAACTTTCTTTTTTGCTGGTATTAGTAAAAAAGATGTAAAGAAAAAACTTATAAATTGGATTACTGAAAATAAAATTAGTATTCCAATGTGGAAAATTAAATTTTAGTTTTTTAGAAACAAAAGAGTCTGGAGCCACAACCAAAAGTTGTGGCTCTTTATTTTTTTTTCTTTTATGGGTGGGCCCCGCCCACAGGTGTTTAGTGTGCCTGCGACAATATGTCGCATTGACTTATTTGAATTCATTGACCTCGAATCACGGAACATAAAGAAATTTATTTGATGATATTATTGTAGGATAATATATTATTGCAATACAACGAAAGGAAAAATAATGCTTAAAAAAAGAGAAACATTTGTCGGAACCTTTTCTGAGGCGATGGCTTTTGTTTTTAAAAATAACCTTAACGTTAAAACCAAAGAAAATAAACAGCTTCAAGCTGCGTTAGCTGAGATGTTGGTCAATGCTGATGAGGATTGTCCTAGTCAGTACAGAACCAAACATTTTCGCAATGCATTGAAGGATGGATATTCTTTGCTTAAAAAAATGGGTTATTTTGAAAGGAAAAAAAATGCCTAAAAAAACGTACTCAATTGTCGCCTACTACAAGGACTATATGTTCTATGAAGTGGAAGCTGCATCTCCAGAAGAGGCCAAGGAAATCGCCTTAGCCAACAAGGAAGACTGGGAGCGGCCCGACAAGGAAGTGGAATGGGAGTACTACCTTCCACCTGTGATTGAAGAAGTTAACGAAGTATAATTTCTAACGGCGCCCTGACCAAGGGCGCCACAACCCCAAATAAAAAATCTAAAATATATAAGGCGCAAGCAAGCAAGCTCTAATTTTTTTATTTTTTTTTCGGGTGGGCCCCGCCCACAAGTGTTTAGTGGGCCTGCGACAATATGTCGCATTGACATAACCTCAGGTTGCATGAGCCGTGCATCAAGGAACAGGCAACAAGGCGCAAGATTAGAGTTGACAAGATGGGAGAATGTAGGATATAATTGCTGCGAGTACTGCGTCGAGAAATACATATTAATTAATATGACAAGGCCCTTGGCTGAATTTCGGTAGTACTCACTTAACGAAGGAGAAAGAAACATGAAACTAACACCGTTTGAAGTAGCCAATATATTGGATGCTTTGGAAGAATGGTTTGTTAATGTTGTACCAAAAGAACTATCT